GCAAATTTGCAATTGCGCTGTGCGACAGGTGTGGCCAACGGTACAAACTCAATACGCTTATCAAGGAATGGACAGGCTTTAAAGTTTGTCCTGAGTGCTATGAGCCCAAGCATCCACAGTTGGAGCCGAAACGTTCAATAAATGAACCTCAGGCCTTGCATCAGCCTCGCCCAGAGAGTAGACTTGCGGTTACCGTCTACGTCGGGTTCACGGCTGATACTTCGTTTGCTAGTATTGGGATGATGCCGATGCCTTATGCGAAGCCTTTGTGGGCTGCTGCGGTGCTTTCACCGGTCAAAACGAGCATCATATGACATACACGGAATTAAAAGCTGCGATCATTGCTTACACGGAAAATCAGAGCTTCACTGCCACTAATTTAGCCACGTTTACAAAGCAAGCAGAGCAGCGTATTTATAACTCGGTGCAGATTGCCAATTTGCGCAAGAACGTGACGGGTTCACTGACTGCCGGCAATAAGTATTTGTCATGCCCTACGGACTACTTGTCCAGTTACTCACTGGCTATTTACCCATACGTCACTACTACAGCAACCGGTACTTCTGGACAAACAACAATTACGGTTGCAAGCGCTTCTGGAATTGTGGTGGGCCAATACGTTTCCGGATCAAACATTGGCACAGAGGCCATTGTTTCTCTGATTAACGGCACTACGATTACGCTAACTGTGGCCAATAGTGGCACAGTAAACGGTACTGTCACTTTTCAAGGCGACTACACGTACTTGTTAAACAAAGACGTCAACTTCATCCGCGAAGTTTATCCAAATCCTCGCGATATTGCTGTGCCCAAGTACTATGCTATTTTTGGCCCACAGTCAACTAATGAAACTGAGTTGTCTTTTATCATTGGTCCAACACCAGATGCTAGTTATTATGCCGAGTTGCATTATTACTACTACCCTGCATCCATTGTAGATTCTGAAACTTCTTGGTTAGGTGACAACTTTGATTCAGCGCTCTTGTATGGCGCGCTGGTTGAAGCATATACCTTCATGAAGGGCGAGCAGGACATGATGGTGCTGTACGATACGAAGTACAAAGAAGCGCTGATGCTCTTGAAGAATTTGGGCGATGGCAAGCAACGTGGCGATGCTTATCGCGATGGTCAAGTCAAATTACCGGTGAGATAACGCATGATTACAGCAGGACTTACCGACAGTTTCAAGGAGCAATTGCTTCTTGGAGTGCATGATTTTAGAACAGATACGTTCAAGATTGCACTCTACACATCATCAGCGCTGCTTGGTCCTACAACAACGGCCTACACCAGTGTGGGTGAGGTATCTGGGACAGGGTATACCGCCCCGGGTCAAATCTTGTTAAATGTTACCGTTAATTTAGGGCTAGGCATTGGGTATGTCAGTTTTACCAATCCCGCGTGGCCCGGTTCCACGTTTGCAACACGTGGCGCATTGATTTACAACTCCTCTAAAAGCAACAAATCGGTGGGGGTGTTGAATTTTGGTATTGATCAAACAATGCTTGGTCAAGAATTTATAATTCAGTTACCTACTAATGATCCAGAAACTGCTTTTATAAGGGTTACATGATGTTTGCAACGGAATCTGCTGGGGAAATTGGCAATGTGTTGGTGCACAAGGTTGATTTTCGTGGCTTTAATCCAGAAGAGCTTGCTGATCAAGCTTTGAATAAAATTATTTATGTTGGGGATCAGTCCCATCCGGCTATTCGCGATCAGGCTCAAGCCTTTCGTGAACACATCCGTGGTGTGTTGGTGTTCTACATGAAACGCGCAATTGAGTCGAATAACACGACTCTAGCTAACCGTCTCCGTGAAGCGGGGCATTCTGAACTTGTAACTCTATTGGAGATATAAAATGGCTATTACTATCACTACGGCAATGCCTACCAGCTTCAAGGTAGAAATTCTGAAGGCCGTCCACAACTTTACGGCCAGCACAGGCAATACATTCAAAATTGCCTTGTTTGTATCCACAGCTTCTGGCTCTGGCACGTTTGGCGCGGCTACGACCAACTACTCCCAGATGGGTGCAGATGAGTTGGCTACGGCAACGGGCTACACAAGGCCCGGCAATACGTTGGTATCAGCTACGCCTGTGGCGGATGGCACAACTGCTATTTGTGACTTTGCAGACACCACATGGTCTTCTGCAACGTTCACAACGTCTGGCGCATTGATTTATAACTCATCAGCTTCTGGCGCTGCTTGTGCGGTTTTGAGCTTTGGTGGCGACCAGCAAGTAAGTTCTGGTGACTTCACAATTCAATTTCCAACTGCTGCTGCTGCAACTGCGATTATTCGTATTGCGTAAGTGAGTTGAAGTGTCTTCATGGGGCGAATATGCTTGGGGTGACAACGGCTGGGGCGGGCAAGGCGTAGTTGTCCCGCTGGACGGTTGGGGTAGCCAAGGCTGGGGCGTTTCCCCATGGGGCACGGGCAGTATCTCTGTACAGGGTACAGGTGCTGTTGGAACGGTAAGTATTGCAGTATCGGTTACGTTTGTACCTACAGGCGTCTCTGGTACGGGCTCGGTTGGAACAACCCTGCCAAAAGTTAATTTCACGCTCACGGGCGTGTCGGCTAGTGGGGCTATTGGTAATGTAAGGGCTACAGTCGTTTACACGCCAACGGGTGTGCAGGGTGTTGGGCAGATTGGTAACTTTGAAGTCAACGTAGATGATTACGTTATACCAATTGGTGTTCAAGGTACGGGTGCAATTGGTACGCTAAGCCTGCGGGTGGGTAGAACGATTACGGTTACTGGGGTACAGGCTACAGGTGCGGTAGGTACTACAGTTCCGTATGTGAAGTTCACACCAGCGGGTGTATTGGGTACCGGTAATGTTGGTAGCGTTCAAATTAGAGTGAGCGAAACCATCATCCCTACGGGTGTTCAAGGTTTAGGCTCTGTAGGCAGCGTAACGCTTGTTTATAACGGCGGAGCAACACCAACAGGTGTGGTGGGTACGGGTAGTGTCGGAACAGCGATTGCAAAGGTAATTAAAACCTTAATTGGCGTTCAAGGCACTGGACAGGTAGGCACAGTTTCAGTTAAAGTTAGCGACACTGTAATCCCAGTTGGGGTTCAAGGTACTGGACAAATTGGAACTGTATTTATTCGGGGGTGGACAGTGATTAATGATTCGCAGACACCGGGTTGGGGCAATGTGGATACCACACAAAACCCCGGATGGACAGATATTCCAACTTAGGAGTTTTAAATGACGACGCAATATACATCGCTACTGGGCTTTGCCCTTCCAGTTACGGGTGAACTCTCGGGCACATGGGGCGACACCGTCAATAACTCCATCACGCAGCTTGAAGAAGATGCGATTGCGGGCGTAGCGACAGCAAGCGTTGCTTCTGGGAACTGGACCCTATCTACGACAGGATCAGGCGCTTCCAATGAAGCACGCAAAGCAATTCTGATCCCAACGGGTTCTCCGGGAGTTTCTAGAAACATCTTAGCTCCAAACCAGAGCAAAGCATATATTGTTGTTAATCAATCAAATGCTGCAGTGGTCTTAAAAGGGTCTACTGGCCCAACTACAGGCGTTACGATTGCAACTGGAACAACGGCGCTTTGTGCTTGGAACGGATCAGATTTTGTTGTCGTTTCTCAAAGCCTTGCTAATGCAACAGGAACGTTAGGAATTGCGAATGGCGGTACAGGCCAAACAGATAAGACAGCCGCCTTTGATGCGTTGGCTCCTACAACAACTCAAGGCGATACGATGTACTATAACGGTACAGATGTTGTGCGGTTAGCCAAGGGTACGGCTGGTCAGGCATTGGTTATGAATAGTGGCGCTACAGCACCCGAATGGGGTTCTGCTGGTATTACAACAGGTAAAGCTATCGCTATGGCGATGGTGTTTGGTTTTTAAGGAGTCAACATGGCAAATCCAAATATTGTCAGCGTTACCAAGATTTATGGTAATACGACGTATATCATTGCATCAGCTAGCGCGGTCACATGGACTGCATTAACGCCAGCAACCAACTACGTCAATAAAGTTGACTACATTGTTGCAGCTAACGTTACAAGCAGTGCGGCAACCATTACGGTGTCAATCAACAGCGCAGTTTCTGGTGGTGGTACGGCTTATCGTATTGCTTACCAAGTTTCTGTGCCGCCAAATGCGTCATTAATTATTGTTGACAAGACAACAGCTTTTTACGTAGGTGAAGCTCAATCAGTTGTTGTGACTGGCGGAACCGCTAGTGCAATCGAATTGACAGCGTCCTACGAAAACATCACAGATACCTGATAGGAGGCTTTCATGTCTCTTAACAAAGTTGGCGGTTTTATTTCAGCCGCTTATAACGGCTTAAATCCTGCGCCCACAACAGTAGAGTACCTTGTTGTTTCTGGCGGCGGCGGCGGCTCAAATAGTTCAACGGCTAGTGGAGGCGGGGGTGCGGGCGGTTTGCTAACGGGTACTGGATACCCTGTTACGGTTGGCACATCAATTACAGTTACTGTTGGCGCGGGTAACCCAGTCAGTGCCGCCTCTAATGTTAATGGGGGAGTTTCTTCATTTGGCAATATTTCCCCTAAAGGTGGTGGCAATGCAAATGCCCAAGGTAGTATTTATGGCGTTCCCGGGGGAAGCGGTTGTGGTGCAAACTATGGCGATCCTGCTGGACTTGGCACTGCTGGTCAAGGAAACAATGGTGGTTTAGGAAGCGGTACATACTATTACGTTGGCGGCGGCGGTGGCGGGGCAGGAGCCGTAGGTTCCGCAGGCACTCAAGCTAATAATTACCAACGCCCCGGAGCAGGCGGTACAGGCATTGCGTCTTCTATTACTGGCGCTCCCGTTTTCTATGCTGGTGGTGGCGGTGGCGGCGTATATGAGGCTATAGTAGGTATGCAACCAGCCCCCGGTGGTGCAGGCGGTGGTGGTAATGGAGTTGGCAGGGATTCTGCTGGCAATTACATAAGAGCTACCGATGGTCTGGCTAATACTGGCGGTGGCGGTGGCGGGTATGGAAATAATCCAGCCGCCCAAGGTGTTGGAGGCAGTGGTGGTTCCGGTGTTGTAATTATTCGCTATCCATCTTATTTGGCTCCTGCGGCATCAACAACAGGGACACCTGAAACATACATTGCTGGAAACTGGCGCGTGTATAAGTTTTTTTCTTCAGGAACAATAACATTTTGAGGTTTTATGGCACAAGGTTTATTTAATCTCAAGCAAGTTAATCAAGCCCTTAACCAAAGTGCTTGGTCGAGTGCGTCTGCAAGCTCTACCTATGCCGGAACATTTAATGGTTTAACACAGTATTTAAATACAACGTCCGTCACTATTGGCACAGGTAATTTTACGTTTGAGGCTTGGTGTCTTTTTAACCCAAATGGGGCTACCTATGGTCGAGTTGGTGGCGTGGGTGATATGTACAACACTTCAGGGTTTGGGGTTAACTTTAACGCAAGTACGCTCAGACTTGAAGTTACCAGCAATAACTCCACCATCATTAACCCCACACAAGTTATTAGTTACGGCACATGGAACCATATTGCGTTGGTACGTTCTGGCTCCACGGTTACTTTATACATTAACGGTGTTTCTGGTGGTACAGCTACAAACAGTAGTTCTTTAAGCGGTAGCATTTACCTGTCTGCCGTGTTGTATCTTGCAACAATTTACTACGGCGCTGGCGAGATTAGCAACGCACGATTAACTAACACCGCTGTTTACACAACAGCGTTTACGCCGCCTGTTTCTCCGTTGACAAACATTAGTGGAACAACGCTGTTAACTTTGCAAAACGCAACCATTATTGATAACTCTAGCAGTCCATTAACAATTACCAACACTGGAACAGTAGCAACTTCGTTGGACTATGGTGTGTTTAACTCAACCCTTAAAACACCAACAGTTGAATATTTAGCAGTTGCTGGTGGTGGCGGTGGTGGTCGCTACAACGGTGGTGGTGGTGGTGGCGCGGGTGGCTTGTTAACAGGTATTGCGCCTGTTGTAGCTGGTACTTCGTACACTGTAACCGTTGGCGGCGGCGGTGCTGGTGGTACAAACTCTGGAACTGGTCAAGGTATCAGCGGCGATAATTCTGTGTTTGGTTCAATGGTCGCTGTTGGCGGCGGCGGCGGTGGCGGCTCTGATGTTCCAAGTCCACCAACATATAACTACGGTTTGTCTGGTGGTTCTGGGGGTGGCAGTGGAACCAATGGGGCTGGGTATTGGCCTGCTGGACAAGGCACGTTTGGTCAAGGTAACGCTGGTGGAAGAGGTAACTCTGATGCGGCTAGTTGGCGGCACGGTGGCGGTGGCGGGGGTGCGGGGTGTGCTGGACGCGATCAAATAGGCACTTCATCAGGCAGTGCTGGTTTTGGTGGTACTGGCTTGGCTTCTGCTATTTCTGGAACTACTACTGTCTATGCGGGCGGTGGCGGTGGCGGTGCTTTTTACGGAGCCATTGGTCTTGGCGGCTCTGGTGGCGGTGGTAATGGTGGAAATGTTGACGCTACCATTCCCCCAACTTCTGGTACTGCTAACACTGGCGGTGGTGGTGGTGGAACGGGCGGTAACGCTGGAGGTGCTGGTACTGTAGCTGGCTCTGGTGGCTCTGGTGCTGTCGTCATTTCATACCCAGATACTTTTGGTGCGGCGGCATCTGTAACAGGCGCACCAACTATAAGTACAAGTGGGTCGGGTAGCTTGAGTTTTAATGGTAGTAGCCAGTATATTACTTATGCAAGTAACGTGGCGTGGGCTTTAGGTTCAACATTTACGCTTGAATTTTGGACTTATCCAACCGCGTTCTCGACTGGTAGTAATAAAAGATTTTTTGATACCAGCAACAACGGTGCTGGCGGTTTTAGCCTTCGTACTACGGGCACGGGTTTAGTCGCACTTGATGTTACTGCCACAGGGCAAACAGATATTGGTTTACCATTAAACATGTGGACGCACGTTGCGGTTGTTGTAACTTCTGGAACACTTGCTATTTACTTTAATGGTGTGGCGCAAAGTTTATCAGGAGGTGGGTTAACCGGTATTAACGTAACCGGCACGCTTGGACTTACTGTTGGCAATTTTGGAACAGCTTCAACATACGCTTACCAAGGCTACCTGTCTAATGTTCGGATTGTTAAAGGTGTAGCGGTCTATACAGGTAACTTTACGCCTTCAATTGTTCCACTACAAGCAACTCAGTCTGCTGGAACAAACATTGCCGCTATTACAAGCACTTCTACAGGTTTGTTGCTTAATTCAGTATCTGGCGCTTCGTTAGCTGATGCTTCAACAAATAGTTTTTCTCCAAACAATGCAATTTCTATATCCCCTGCTTGGAACTCCTTGTCCCCATTCTCAGTAGTAGGTTACAAAAACCGTGTGTACAGATGGACATCCAGTGGAACAATCACCTTCTAAGGAACAGACATGAGTAACAGACTGGGTGGTTACATTAGCTCAACATTCAACCCGCTAACCAGCGGAGTTACAGCCACAGTTGAATACCTTGTGGTTGCTGGCGGTGGCGGTGGTGGTGAAAACATTGGCGGTGGTGGCGGCGCTGGTGGTTTATTGACTGCGGCATCTTTTGCTGTTGCGGCTGGTACGCCTTTGACCGTTACTGTCGGTGCTGGCGGTGCTGCGGGTACTGCTGCCGGAAGAGGCTTTGCGGGTCAAAACTCTGTATTTAGTTCAATTACCGCTACTGGCGGTGGCGGTGGCGGCTCAAGGGGTGGTTCACAATACACAGGTAGTTCCGGTGGTTCTGGTGGCGGTAATGCGGCTGACCAAGGTGCACCGGGCGGTTCTGGAACAAGTGGTCAAGGCTTTGCTGGTGGTGGCGGTTCAGATTCTGGCGGTGGTGGCGGTGGTGGTTCTGGCTCTGTAGGAATTCTTGCCCTTGGTAGTGGTATCGGTAGAGGCGGTGGTGGAGCCGGTACTTGCTCAAGCATTACCGGCGCAAGGGTTTTTTATGCTGGTGGTGGTGGTGGCGGTGGCGGTGGTATTGGAGTTGCTGGTGGTGGAAATGGGGCTACCACTACCGCTAGGCAAACAGCATCAATTGCAAACACGGGAAGTGGTGGCGGTGGTGGCTTGAACGGAGGTGCAATAGGTTATGACGGCACAGCAGGCGCATCTGGCATCGTAGTCATTCGTTACCCTGCTAACTGCGCCGCACCCATTTCTACAACAGGTAGCCCACAAGTCGCATATGCTGATGGATACCAAGTTTATATTTGGACTTCTTCTGGAACAGTAACTTTTTAATCGGAGATAAATATGGCACATTTTGCTAAAGTTGAAAACGGCATCGTCACACAAGTTATTGTGATTGACTGGGAAACATTAAACCAAGAAGGACACCCTTGGGGCGATCCAGCATCTTGGGTTCAAACTTCCTACAACACATACGGTGGGCAGCACCCCGAAAACCGTCCTTTGCGTAAGAACTACGCTGGTGTAGGCTACACATACGATTCAACTCGTGATGCGTTTATCGCACCCTCTCCATTTCCATCATGGGTTCTGAACGAAGACACTTGTTTGTGGGGCGCTCCAACACCAATGCCCGTAGTGGAAGGTAAGATTTTTGTTTGGAATGAACCAACTACAGCTTGGATTGAGTTTGTACCACCCGCAACAGAAACACCAACAGAAACAGCAACAGAAACACCAACAGAAACACCAACAGAGGGCTAATCATGGCTCAATACTCAGGAATGTGGACGTTAAACCAAACGTTACAAGCCGTTAAAAACAACAACTGGACAGGTGTTCCACCTCAAAATGTGGAATATTTGGTTGTTGCTGGCGGCGGTGGTGGGGCCGGTGGCGGCGGCGGCGCTGGTGGATTGCGTGCAGGATTTGTGGGTGTAACTACAGGCTCTGCAATTACAGTTACTGTGGGTGGTGGGGGTGCTGGTGGAGTTACTAGCGGGGGAGCCGCAGTTAGTGGTCAAGACTCCGTGTTTGGTGTAATAACATCTAGCGGGGGTGGTGCTGGGGCCGCCGGTGCTAATAACGGTACGACAGGCGGTTCTGGTGGCGGTGCTGGAATATCTGGAAGCGGTGCTACTAATGCCGCAGGGGGTGGTGTTTCTGGTCAAGGTAACGCTGGAGGTCTAAATTTTGTTCAATCTGGTGTTGGGCCTGCTGGCGGTGGCGGCGGCGCAGGAACTACTGGAGGAAATGCCATATCTAGCGTTGCTGGAAATGGCGGCGCTGGCATTGCATCTAGTATTTCAAGTGCGGTAGTTGTTTACTCTGGGGGTGGTGGTGGTGGCCTTGTTACGGGCACTGCTGGTAGCGGTGGGGCTGGCGGTGGTGGGGCGGGTAGTACTACTGGGACTGGAACAGCGGGGACGGCAAATACAGGCGGTGGCGGTGGCGGTGCTTATGGTAGTTCTGGGAATAGCGGCGCGGCTGGCGGTTCAGGCGTTGTCATCGTTCGCTACCCAGACACGTTTAAACTTGCAACTTCTACAACCGGTTCGCCTACAGTATTGACAACTGGTGGATTTAACATTTACAAGTGGACGGGTTCAGGCTCGATCACGTTTTAGCCATGTATGCGCTGGCTCCTCCTGCTACTGTTGCTGTTGGGGCTAGTTGGAGCCGTAGCCAAGAGTGGCTGTCATGTGCGCGAGTTCTACGGGATTGGCTACACAGTTCACGATCCGACCGAACGGCACAAGCAAATGATGGCGTGGCTGGATCAGAACGCAGATCATTGCAAGTCAACGGAATACGTAGTCATTTGGAACAACCTGTCCGAGTGGGCGGGTGTGGCAGACTCCACATGGCTACGGGCTAAAGTTGTTCATGGGTATAAAGATGCACTTGAGCGTGAAAAGAAATGATAGAAACCATCAGATTATTTCCAACCGTTCAAGCGTCTGGTTATCCAGACAAACGTGACCTTGCCCAAGCCAAGCTAGAAAAACAGCATGAAATGAACAAAACGGTTGAGGTAGCCAAGCAAAAGCAGACAGAGCTACAGGACATAGGGTTTGAGATTTACTGCAAGAAGGTAGTTCAAGAGCGGCTCCGCATGGAGATATTCACAAACCGTAAGCTGGACATTTATGTATGACCAAGAAGCCAATACGCCAACC